ATGGGCATTGAGTTGGGTGCGGTGCTGACTGCAGCCGCCACCGTTCTGGTGGCAGTAGCTGCTGCGATCGGTTCGATCACGACCGGTTGGCTAGAGAGGCGCCACAGAAAGCGGGCGATAGCCGCTGCGCTTCTCGCTGAAGTAAGCGCGCTGTCTGCAATCATTCGCCGCAGGAAATACCGAGAAGATCTGGACGAAGCGTCCGAACACGTGCGCCTCACTGGGGATTGTTATCAGCTTACGGTCCCGGTCCCCGCGCATTACTGTCGGGTTTACGCTGCAAACCTTACGGCCATCGGCCTGCTCGATCCGGACCAGGCGAGCAAGCTGGTGGAGTTTTATCAGCTGGTAGACAGTGTCGTTCAAGACGTGTCGCCAGGTGGGGTGCTCGCATCAGGATCGGATTCACCCGCCGACTTTACAGACGCCAAGGACTTGCTCAACGATGCCCTTGCTATCGCAGAGTTGCTTAAACAATAAAAAAGCCGCCTCGAGGGCGGCTTCGGTACAGCGGCGGTTCATCAGTTCTTGGCGGGCAGCTCGAACGGCCGGAAACTGATCACCTCATCCCCCAGCCACTCGTTCACCTGCTGGAGCCTGGCCTGAATCGGCTCCAGCTCATTGACTGCCCACACCTCGGCGGCTTCGCGCAGTGAGCCGAAGCCCCCAGCGTTCTGGGGGACGATGCCCATCAGCTGAGGCGGGATACGGAGGGCGGCGAGCAGGTCGTCGCGGCTGATGTTCTTGATCGAGCCGAACTCATCCTTGGCCGCCACCTCGCTCACCGGTAGCAGCTGGATGCCGTCCTTCTTGCCGCCCGGCGCGTACATGAACAGGTTGCGGAAGTTGCCCGGCCCCTTGGCTGATTTCAGCGCCTGGCGCAGGGCGTCGACGTCCTCTTCCTTTTGCGCCGCATCGGTCATGTACATGATGAAACCGGCGTGCGAGCCGTTCTGGTAGTAGCGCCGGCGGAAGAGGGTGGCGGACTCGTTGAGTAGCGCCGACTGCAGGGCCGACAACCACTCCGGCAGCCCGTACACCTCCTGGTTGATATCCGCCTCGCGCAGGTGGCAGATGGTGCCCGGCGCGAATTCATGCTCGTCCTTCCAGCCGCGCACCTGGTAGTAGGTTTCCAGATCCTCTCCGCGCCGCATGTACTTGGCCAGTGTAGGTTTTAGGCCCAGCGCCTGACCGAGCATGTTCCGGCGCTTTTCCAGATAGCAGTTGCCGCTCCATAGCCAATCCAAGGAGAACTGCTCGAAAGCGGGCCGATTGAGCAACTTGTGCGGGATGAAAGTCCTAGCCAACATGTTGCGCTTGAAGTTGAGGCCCGACTGCAGGAATACGCTCGCCCTGGTCGACTTCGCCAGCCCATCCAGGGAGAGCGGCGGCTCGTACCAGCGGCCGTTCAACCAGCATTCCAGGTAGTCCAGGATCTCGCGGCCATCGAGCACCGGCGTTGGGTCGCCGAAGGTGAACGCTTCGAACCCTCCGCCGTTCGCCTTGCTGAGCACTTCACCCTCAAGAGGCGCAGATGTGGCGGGCAGGTTGGCCCGGTTGCGATTGCGGGTGCGCTTACTCATCAGTACATCTCCATAAAGCTGGTGTTCTGGGCGGTCATGCCCTCGAGCGGTTCGTTGTGCAGGGCATGAAATAGCGCCCAGGCCAGGTCGGCATGGCCGGTTTCGTCGGTGCGCCCGGCGGTGTAGGTCATTTGCCGGCCGCTGGCCGTGGTGGTCTTGCGAATCGCCATCAGCGAGCTGGCGAGGTCGGTCCAGCCGGCGTCGAACTCCAGCCGGCCCTTGTGAATCACGTCGTAGGCCTTCAGCACCAGGCGCGTTTTCACCTCCGGCGAGTAGCTGAACGTGGTCAGCCCGGGGAAGAACGACTTCACCAGCTGCGCCACGCCCGAGCCCATGCCCGTCATGTCGATGCCGATGTAGGTCACCCAATAGCGCAGCGTCACCCGGCGGATCGCCTCGGCCTGGGCGGCGAAGTCCATCCCGCGGAACTGGTGCCGCTCCAGCACGCGGAACTTGCCGCCCGGTACCAGCGGCGGTGCCACCACCACCAGGCCGGCACTGTCGCCGGTTTCGGCCGGGTCGTAGCCCACCCATACCTGGCGATCACCGAAGGGCCGGTCGGCGAACGGCTTGTAGTCATCATCCCACTCGATCCAGCTGTCAACCATGCAGGGTTGCAGCACGGCCAATGGGAAGACCGAGGCGCCGTCATCGACGAACTCACACATCAGCAGGTTAGCGAACTGCTCGGCGTTGTACTCGAAGCGCAGCTCGTCCAGGTCGAACAGGTCGCACCCGCGCCGCTCGGCATCGAGGATCGTCACGATCTGCCGCCAGATCTTGTCTTCCTGGCACAGCTTGCCGGGGGCCAGCGCATCGTGACTAAGGTCGATCTTGATGTGCTGCGCCGCTGGTTTGCCCTTGTTCAGCCGCTCGCCCGTCCACCACTTGTAGGCCGGATGGCCCATGCTGGATGGGGTGCTGAAATAGGTTTTGCGCCAGTGCTTGTGCAGCGCCATGCCCGACGCCACCTTGTTCAGCTCGTCAAAGCCATGCACCCAAAAGAATTCGTCGAAGTAGAAGTTGCCCGAGCGGCCCTGCGCCGTGCGGAAGTTGGTGCCCAGGAAGTGCAGCTCCGCGCCGTTCCACAGCACGATGGGGTCGCCCGTTAGCTGGGTGCCCAGCACATCGCGCACGAAGTCCTGCATGTAGTTCTTGAACTGATGCGCCTGCGCCTTGCTCGCCGAAAGGAAGATCTGATTGCGACCGGTGAGGATCGCGTCTATCAGCGCCTCCCGCGCAAAGTAGAACGTGGCGCCGATCTGGCGGCTCTTGAGCAGCATGCGCGTGCGCATGTTCATCGCCCGGTACCAGTCGAGCTGGTAGTCGAAGCACCCGTCGCGGAAGGCCTCTTCGAGCTTCTCGATATCCTCCTCGCTGAACTCGTTTCGCTTCGGCGCCGCCTTCGGCCCGGCGTTTCGCTTGTCCAGGTCGGGGTTGAGCTCCGACTCTTTGCCGCCGCTCTGGAAGCGCTGGATCCGCGCCTGCCGCTCCAGCTGCCGGTGGAGTAGGTCGATTTCCTTGAAGTCGCCGCCGCTCTTGCCGTCCTTCAGGATCAGCTGCACCAGCCGCGCCTCCAGCGCGCCGCCGATCCGCTCGACGTTGTCCGCCCGGTCCCACTCGTCGCGGGTTTTCCACGAGTGGAGGGTCTTTTCCTTCTCGTCCAGGTAGTCGGCGATATCGGTGATACGCCAGCCCGTCCAGTACAGGAATTTGGCCTGGCGGCGGTTATCACGTTGGGCGGGTAGTTCGGTGGCGGTATTCATGGCGCCGATGCTGCCGCCCGCGCGCGAGGCCCGTTAGCGCCGCGCCCTGTACCTGCGCCCCATCCACGGCAGGCAGATTGCCCGCATAGCGCCGCCTGCCGACCATGCCCTCACAGCAACTGCACCCAGCAGCTACCGAGGACAAAACGCATGGCCGCCCCCGCCACCAAGCCCGAGAAGAAATTCCGCTCCAAGTGGACGCGCATCGCCGTAGAAGGCGCCACTACCGATGGCCGCACCATCGAACGCAGCTGGCTCGAAGACATCGCAGCCCAATACAACCCGGCCACCTACGGCGCCCGCATCAACTGCGAACACATCAAGGGCATCGCCCCGGAGAGCCCATTCGGCGCCTACGGCGACGTGCTGGCCGTCAAGGCCGAAGAAGTCGAGATCGATGGCAAGCAGAAGCTCGCGCTCTATGCCCAACTCCAGCCCAACGACGCGCTGCTGGCCCTGAACAAGAAAGGTCAGAAGGTCTACACCTCGATCGAGGTTCAACCCAAGTTCGCCGATACCGGCAAGGCATACCTCATCGGCCTGGCCATCACCGACAGCCCCGCCAGCTTGGGTACCGAAGCGCTCGAATTCAGCGCCAAGCACGGCACCCTGGCCAACCGCAAACAGCACCCGGACAACCTCTTTACCGCAGCCGAAGAAGCGGAGCTCGAATTTGAGGAAGTCACCGAGCAGCCCGGCGCCTTCAAGGATCTGGCCGCTCGCGTGAAGGCCCTGTTCAGCAAGGGTAAGGAAACCGACAGCCAGTTCGCCGAGATCGGCGATGCGGTCACCTCCCTGGTCGAGTTCGCCGAAAAGCAACAGGCCAGCCTGGAAAAGCACAGCGCCGACGCTGCTGTCCTGGGCGAGAAGGTCACCCAGCTGGAAGCCACCGTCACCGAGCTGACCGAAAAACTCGGCACCACCGAGGACCACCGCCAGCAAAAACGTCCGCCAGTATCCGGCGGTGACGGCATCGTTCTCGCCGAGTTTTAACCCCAGGCACCTGCCAGCAGCCGCCCATCATCGGAGTAACCCATGCGTAACGAAACCCGCAAACTGTTCAACGGCTACCTGCAGCAGGTGGCCAAGCTCAATGGCGTGGACAACGCCACCGAGAAATTCAACGTTGCCCCCACTGTGCAGCAGAAGCTGGAAACCGCCATCCAGGAAGCCAGCGGCCTGCTCAAGCGCATCAACATCATCCCCGTCGAACAGCAGGAAGGCGAAGCGCTGCTGCTGGGCGTCAATGGCCCGATCGCCAGCCGCACCAACACTAAGAACGGCGGACGCCGCAACCCGGTTGAGCGCAGCGCGCTGAGCAAAGACACCTACGCCTGTAAGCAGACCAACTTCGACAGCTCCTTCCCCTATGCCCTGATCGATGCCTGGGCCAAGTTCAAAGATTTCCAGGCGCGACTGTCCGCCGCCATCACCGAGCGCCAGGCCCTAGACCGCATCATGATCGGCTTCAACGGCACCAGTGCGGCGGCTACCTCCGATATCGCCGCCAACCCGCTGCTGCAGGACGTCAACGTCGGCTGGCTGGAGAAGATCCGTATCGGCGCACCTGACCGCGTCCTGGACGAAGTTGTCGAGGCTTCCGGCAAGGTCACCATCGGTGCCGGCGGCGACTACAAAACCCTGGATGGCGTCGTGTTCGATGCCGTGCAGATGCTCGAACCGTGGCACCGCAACCACCCCAACCTGGTGGTCATGGTTTCGCGCGACCTGCTGCACGACAAGCTGCTGGCAGCGGTCGAGAAGGGCGCGGCTTCCAACCAGGAAGAAAACGCCGCCGACCAGATCGTCACCAAGGCTCGCCTGGGCGGTTTGCCGATCGTCGACGCACCTTTCTTCCCGGCCGGGACCGTGCTGGTGACCACCCTCAGCAACCTGTCCATCTACTTCCAGGAGGGCGCGCGCCGCCGCCACGTGAAGGACGAGCCGGAATACGACCGCGTCGCCGACTACCAGTCGAGCAATGACGCCTATGTGATCGAGGACTTCGGTCTGGTCGCCCTGGTCGAAAACATCGAGGCGGTATAAGCCATGCTCAGCCCAGCTCAACGCAACCAGCTGCGCAAACGCGCAGCCCTGCAGGCCGCTGAGGCAGCGCCGGAGCGGTCCATGGCCGGCGCCACCGCCTACGAACAGCAGCTTATGCAACTCAACCAGGACCGGCTGCGCCTCAAGCAGGTGCAGTCGGAGCAGGGCAAGGCCGAGCTCAAGCGCCTGCTGATTCCTGCCTACGCGCCCTATATCGAAGGCGTGCTGTCCGCCGGCAACGGCGCCCAGGACGATGTGCTCACCACCCTCATGGTCTGGTGCATCGATGCCGGCGAGTTTGCCGACGCGCTGACCATCGGTGCCTACGTGCTCAAGCACAACCTGAAGATGCCCGATCGCTTCGCCCGGACCACCGGTTGCCTGCTGGCTGAAGAAGTAGCCAACGGCGCGCTCAAGGCCCAGAAGACCGGCAGCGAGTTCCCGCTGTTTGTGCTCGAGCAGGCCCGACTCATCACCGCCGAGCAGGACATGCCCGATCAGGCGCGCGCCAAGCTGCACCTGGCGATAGGCCGGGCAAACGCTGATCGGGTGCCGGATGCGGACCTGACGACTGCTCACATCGGCTACCTCGTCCAGGCAAAAGCGCATCTGGCAAGAGCCATCGACCTGCATGGCAGTTGCGGCGGCAAGAAGGATTTGGAGCGCGTCGATCGTCTCCTGAAGAAACACGCGGAAAGCAAGCCTGCCGAGACCGGTACCGGCGAGCCACCGGCCGACGAGACCGCCAACCCCGACAAGGGCGAAGGCGATCAAACCGACCCAGGCGAGCAGGGCACCGACTCCGGTACCGGCGAGCCACCCGCTAACTGAGCGTCCCCCACGCACTCGGCGGCTCGGGGCGGATCGACAGGCTTTCTCCTTGGCCTTGTCGTGAAGCCCCGACCACCGCCGAACCAGGGCCAGAATTCATGAGCGCATTCATCGCAGCAGGGGGCAGCCACCAGCCGCACCCCATCACCAACGACGGCTGGTTTCCCGACCTGGACGGCCAGCACATGCGCGAATCGCTGCGCCTCGACGGCAGCATCACCGATCAGCGCCTTGAAACCGCGGCGGTCAACGCCGTGATCGAAGTCAACCGCGAACTCAAGCGCTTCAAGTTCACCCAACTTGCCGCAGGGCATGAGCGTCTGGCCGATGTGCCCGCCGACGCGATCCAGGGCGAAAGCGAGCTGCTGCACCTCTACCGCCGCGCCATCTATTGCAGCGCCGGCGCCGAGCTGGCCGAGCGCTACCGCGACTACAGCGCCACCGTCGACGGAGCCGAGCGTGCCGAAGCGCTCACCCCAACCCCCGACGAATATCGCCGCGACGCCCGCTGGGCGATCCGCAGCATCCTCGGCCGCGTGCATACCACCGTGGAGCTCATCTGATGGCCGCCTTGCGCGCCCAGCAGGGCGACACCCTCGACGCCCTCTGCTGGCGGCACTACGGGCGCACCGCTGGCGTGGTCGAGCAAGTGCTCGATGCCAACCCCGGCCTGGCCGACCTCGGCCCGGTCATCCCGCACGGCACCCTGGTCCAGCTGCCCGAACAGCCCGTGCGCGCCGAACAACGCCAAATGGTGAACCTATGGGACTGATCTACCTCGCGCTCTACAAGGGCCGCGGCACGCTGTTCAACCGCCTGGTGCGCCTCTGGACGCGCTCGATCTACAGCCACTGCGAAATCGTCATGCCGGATGGCCGCTGGCTATCCGCCTCAGCCATGGACGGCGGCGTGCGCGCCAAGCGCATCGACTTCAACCCAGAACACTGGGATCTGATCCCGATTCCCTGGGCTGACACCCAGGCCATTGATGCGCTGTTCGCACCGGAGGAGGGGGGCGGTTACGACTACCTAGGTCTCTTTGGTAGCCAACTGCTGCCCGTATCGGTGCATGCCTGGTGGAGATGGTTTTGCAGCGAACTCTGCGCACATCTCCTTGGTTTCCTCATGCCTCATCGATATAGCCCTGGCCAGCTTGGCGAAGTCGTCAAGCTCATAAACCGCATTCTCCAAATGCAAGCTGCACACGGACAACGGAATGAACAAGATGCCTGACCGACCAGAAACATGGGCCTGGCTCAGCGCCTGGCTCGAACACAACTGGCCCGCCATCTACGCCGGCCTGCTCGCCGCCGTCATGGGCGGCCTGCGGATCATCTACGGCGGCGGCACCTGGCGCCGGGTAATCCTCGAATCGCTGATGTGCGGGCTCGCAGCGCTGTCGGCCAGCCATGGCCTGGCCCTGTTCGGCATCCCGCTCAGCACCGCGCCATTCTTCGGCGGAATCATCGGCCTGCTCGGCATCGAGTTCACCCGCGCGGTTGCCAAGCGCCATATCAATCGCAAGGTGGAGGGCGTATGACCCAGCTTCTCAGCAACGGCTCACGCGGCCTCGCGGTGCGCAATCTGCAGGCTGCGCTTAGGCTGGGTGGCTTCGCCATCCAGGCCGACGGCGACTTCGGCGACGACACCGAGGCTGTGGTGCGCGCCTACCAGCGCCGCGTCGGCCTGGTGGACGATGGCGTCGCAGGCCCGAAAACCCAGGCCGCGCTCAAGGGCTTCGACACCTCGCGCTACCTCAAGCGCAAGGACCTGCAGCAGGCCGCCGACCGCCTCGGCGTGCCGCTGGCCAGCGTCATGGCCGTCAACCAGGTAGAGAGCAAAGGGGAGGGCTTCGCCCCCAATGGCCGCCCGGTGATCCTGTTCGAGCGGCATGTGATGTACGAACGCCTGCAAGCCAACGGCTTCAGCGAGGCGGAGGCCGATGCGCTGGCCGTCGCCGTCCCAGCCGTCGTCAACCGCACCCCAGGCGGCTACCTGGGTGGTACTGCCGAAAATCAGCGCCTGGCCGCCGCCCGAATGGTGCATGAGGAATCCGCCCTGGAGTCCGCCAGCTGGGGCCTGTTCCAGATCATGGGCTACCACTGGCAGCGCCTCGGCTACCAGGACGTCCAGCACTTCGCTGACACCATGGCCCTGAGCGAAGCCGCCCAGCTAGACGCCTTCGTCACCTTCATCGAAACCGACCCAGCGCTGCACAAGGCCCTCAAGGCCCGCAGCTGGAAACAGTTCGCCCGCATCTACAACGGCTCGAACTACGCCAAGAACCTCTACGACGTGAAATTGGCCAGGGCATACGCCCAGTTCGCCAGTGAGCAGGAGCAGGCGGCATGACCGCCACCCGCCAGCTCCTCTACGGCCTCGTCCTGATCGCCGCGCTCTGCCTGCTCATCTGGATGCAGCAACAGCGCATCACCACCGCCGAGGCCCGTGCGGATCTCGCCGGCGAGCGCCTGCAAACCGCCACCGAGCGAAGCGCCCGCCAGGCCACCACCATCACTCGGCTCACGGGCGAGGTGGCCACCCAGCGGCTGGCCCAGCTCAGCCTGCAACAAACCACCGCTGGCGTGCGTCAGGAGCACGCCACCGACCAGGTACAAAAAAAGGAGCAACGCCGTGAAGACCCGCCCCATGCAAATTGGGCTGCTCAGCCTCTGCCTGCTGCCGCTCGCCGCCTGCACCAACGCCCCGCCATTACCGGAGCAGACGGTTACCGTCAGTGGCTGTCCAATCGTCACGCGCTGCACGCTCAACCCAGCGGCGCCAGTCATTAACGGCGAACTCAGCGACGACAGCGACTACCTGCTCAGCGCCTGGGCCGAGTGCGCCGCCAAGGTCGACCTGGTCGTGGACCACAACGCGCGCCCCGAGCAGCCATGAAAAAGCCCGAATCCCTGCGCGACCACCTGCTGGCCGCCATCCCCGAGCTCAGGCGCAACCCCGATCGCCTGCTGGTGTTCGTCGACAACGGCAGCATGCGCAGCACCGCCGCGCCGGGCCTGTCGTTCGAGTACAGCTACACCCTCAACCTGATCCTCACCGACTTCGCCGGCCACCCGGATGCCGTCGCCATCCCGCTGTTCGCCTGGGTGCTGGTCAACCAGCGCGAGCTGATGGAGAACCTCGAGAAGGGCAGGGACGCCATCAAGTTCGAGGCCGACATCCTCGACAACAGCAAGGTCGACCTCTCCATCACCCTGCCGTTGACCGAGCGCGTCATCGTCAAGCGCCTGGATGACGGCACCCTGCAAGTCAGCCACCCGGCCGAGCCGGTGGTCGATGACGAAACCTTTCTGGTACCGGCCATGCGCGTCGAAACCAGCGAGGGCGAACTCATCGCCGAATGGGGCGGCAATGGCTGATGACCTCCGCGCCCTGGAGGACTGGGCCGGCGCGCTGCTCAACCAGCTGCAGCCCAAGGAACGCCGCCAGGTCACCCAGACCATCGCCCGCGAACTGCGTCGTCGCCAGCAGCAGCGCATCGGCGCGCAGCGCAACCCCGACGGCACCCCCTACGCCCCGCGCAAGCCCCGCCAGCCACTGCGCGCCAAGGCCGGGCGCATCAAACAGCGCAAGATGTTCGCCAAGCTGCGCACCGCCCGTTACCTGCGCCTGCAGAGCGACGCCAGCAGCATCGCCATCGGTTTCGCCGGTCGCCTGTCGCGCATCGCCCGCGTGCACCAGTACGGCCTGCGCGACAAACCCGGCCGCAACTCCCCCGATATCCAGTACCAGCGCCGAGAGCTGCTGGGGTTAAGCGACGATGATCTGGAGATGATTCGCGACCAGCTGCTGCAGCACCTGGTGCGCTGACCCTGTAACGGCACCCGCTACACAGCCCAGCGAATGCGCCACGCGCGCGCGACCGCCAGCATGGCGGCATGAACATCACCGACCTCCTGCGCCGCTTCGACAACCTGATCCGCCTCGGCACCATCGCCGCGGTGGACCATCAGGCTGCGCGCTGTTCCGTCAGCAGCGGCGGGCTCCGCATCCCGAACCTGCCCTGGCTGGCCCTGCGCGCCGGTGCCAGCAGTGACTGGGACCCGCCCACGGTCGGCGAACAATGCATCCTGCTCAGCCCCAGCGGCGAGCCCGCCCAGGGCATCGCCCTGATCGGTCTCTATTCACAGCAAAGTCCGGCCCCGTCGAACAGCGCCACCCTGCGCCGACGGAAATACCCGGACGGGGCTGTGATCGATTACGACCACGCCAGCCACACGCTCACCGCCACGCTCCCAGACGGCGGCAAGGCCAAGCTTGTCGCCCCGGGCGGCGTCAGCATCCTGGGCGACGTGAACATCACCGGCCTGGTGACCGTCAGCGAAGACGTGATCGCCGCCGGCATCAGCCTGGTCAATCACGTGCACGGCGGCGTCCAAGGCGGCCCGAGCAACACAGGGGCGCCGCAATGATCGGCATGTCCGCCCGCACCGGCCGCACGGTCAGCGAATCGGCCCATCTGGCCCAGTCCATCGCCGACATCCTCACCACGCCCATCGGCTCGCGCGTGATGCGCCGCGAATATGGCAGCCAGCTGCCGGACCTGATCGACGCACCCCTCAACGACGCCACCCGCCTGCAGGCCTACGCCGCCACCGCCATGGCGCTGATGCGCTGGGAGCCGCGCATCCGCCTGAGCCGCGTGCAACTGTTCCTGGGCGACCGCCCCGGGCAGGCTGTGCTCGACGTCGAAGGCACCCGCACCGACAGCAACGAGCCGCTGAGCCTGCGCGTACCGCTCGCCCTGGGGGCCAGCGCATGAACACCTTCACGCCCATTGACCTGGCCCAGCTGCCCGACCCCGACGTGGTCGAGCAGATCGACTACGAGCAGATCCTCGCCGCGCGCAAGGCCCACGCCATCAGCCTCTGGCCCGCCGAGCAGCAGGCCGAGATCGCCGCCACGCTGGCGCTGGAATCCGAACCGCTGACCAAGCTCATCCAGGAGAACGCCTACCGCGAAGCCCTGCTGCGTCAGCGCGTCAACGAGGCAGCACTCGGCACCATGCTGGCCAAGGCCAAGGGCAATGACCTGGTGCAGCTCGCCGCCAACTACAACGTCGAGAGGCTGGTGGTCACCCCGGCGGATAACAGCACCGTGCCGCCGATCCCGGCGGTGATGGAATCCGCCGAAAGCCTGCGCGAGCGCGCACAGATGGCCTGGGAAGGGCTCAGCACCGCCGGCCCGCGCAACAGCTACATCCTCCATGCGCGCAGCGCCGATGGCCGCGTGGCCGATGCCACGGCAGAAAGCCCATCGCCGGCCGTGGTGGTCGTAACCGTCCAGTCCCTGCTGGGCAATGGTGCAGCTGATCAGGAGTTACTCGACAACGTCGCCGCCCACCTCAGCGACGAAGACCGCCGCCCGGTCGCCGATCGCCTCACTGTGCAATCCGCCGAGGTGCTGGAGTACCGCGTAGACGCCGTGCTCTACCTCAACACCGTAGGCCCCGAGGCCGAACCGATCCGCGCCGCCGCCGAGAAGCGTCTCGCCACCCTGGTCAACCAGCGCCGTCGGCTGGGGCTGGAAGTGAACCGCTCCGCCCTGGACGCAGCCTTGCACATCGAGGGCGTGCGCCGTGTCGAGCTGCCCGGCTGGGTCGACATCGTCGCCACCGCATCCCAGGCTCCGTACTGCACCGCCTTCAGCGTTACCCTCGGGGCCCAGGCATGACGGCCCTGCACCTGCTGCCGCCCAACGCCAGCCAGCTCGAGCAACTGGCCGCCGAAGCCCTCGCCCAGATCGAGCGCGTGCCGGTACCCATCCGCGACCTGGTCAACCCCGACCGTTGCCCGGTCGAGCTGCTGCCTTACCTCGCCTGGGCATTTTCGGTGGACCGCTGGGATACCACCTGGTCCGAAGCCATCAAGCGCGAAGTCATCAAGGCCTCGTACTTCGTGCATTCACGCAAGGGCACCATCGGCGCGCTGCGCCGCGTGGTCGAGCCGCTGGGCTATCTGATCCGCGTCAGCGAATGGTGGCAGCAGGTGCCCGAGGGCGTGCCCGGCACCTTCTCGCTTGAAATCGGTGTGCTCGAAACCGGCATCAGCGAAGAAACCTATGAGTCGCTCAGCCTGCTGATCGACGACGCCAAGCCCGTCAGCCGCCACCTGATCGGGCTGGACATCAGCCTCGAAACCCACCTCACGCGCTACGTCGGCGTCACCGTCATCGATGGCGACGAGCTCGACGTGTACCCCTGGGAAAACGCCGACATCGATGTCGTTGTGCAGGGCTATACCGGCGTGAACGCCTACATCCTCGACGAAATGGACGTGTACCCACATGGTTGACGTAAACACCCAGTTCGGCGGCTTCCTGACCAACCTCGGCGCCGCCAAGAATGCCAACGCCAACGCCCTGGGCGTGCCGTGGAAGCTCACCCACATGCTCATCGGTGACGCCAACGGCGGGGACCCGGTACCGGCTCCGGGGCAAACCGCTCTGGTCAATCAGGTCTACCGCGCGCAGCTCAATCAGCTGTATGTCTCGCCGACCGATGCCAACGTGCTGATTGCCGAACTGGTGCTGCCGCCCAACGTAGGCGGCTGGTGGATCCGCGAGCTGGCCCTGGAAGATGAGGACGGCGTCTTCTCCGCCGTGGCCAACTGCGCCCCGAGCTACAAGCCGGTGCTGGCCCAGGGCAGCGGCCGCAACCAGGTGGTGCGGATGCACGTCATCACCAGCGGCACCGCCAACATTCAGCTGAAGATCGACCCCAGCGTGGTACTGGCGACGCGGGCGTATGTTGACGGCCTGACGGTCCGGGCCACTAAAGATGATGCGGAGCAGGGCACCGACGACAGAAAGCTCATGACGCCGTGGCGGGTATGGCAGGCCATCACCAAGCGATTTTCGAGCCAGGCGCAGGCCGAAAAAGGGACTGACAACAGTACGGCTATGACTCCGTTGGGGGTAACGCAATTCCTCGCCAGCCGAATCGCCGGCATGACCGAAGCAACACCTGGAAAGCTAATGCCGGTAGGGTTTTTTGGGCTTGGCGGGTCGGTTGTAAGCTTGTACGAGCCCGACCTCAACGAAGACAGGCCGACCGGTTTTTTTTACTGCAATAGTCCGCTGAATCAGCCGCCAGGAAGCGGCAATGGCTGGTGGAATAACTACAGGCTGAGCAATGGTGAGTATGCAACCCAGACCTATATTGAGTTTTCCAGCGAGTTTCGCATTTTCCAACGGGTGAGAACGAGCGCAGAGCTTCCGGGAAAATGGGAACAGCTTTTACACACAGGCGATATTTCCGCGTTCATCCAGAGCCTGTTTACTGTCGCTGACGCAGCCGCCGCAAGGCATATGCTGGGGGTCACAGTGGCGGACGGCGGGCTCGGCTACGCGCAGACGTGGCAAGACGTTACTGCAAACCGAGCCTGGAACACGACTTATACGAACACGACAGGCAAGCCAATTCAGGTATCGGTGATTGCTCGCGACGTGAACGGCGGCAACCTGTCAGTAAGCCTTTATGTCGGATCGTTGAAGCTCGCAAATTACTACCATGGCGCTTATGCCCAAGCGACGGTTTCGGCAATTGTTCCTCCGGGTGCAACCTATCTGGTTGAGCGCCTGGACAATAACGACGTTATTCTCGGATGGATGGAGCTGCGCTAATGAAATACTTCAAGGATGTAGCTGGCGTTGTGCATGCTTTCGAGGCTGATGGCTCGCAAGATGAATATATACACGCCGATCTAGTGGCAATGAGCGAAAGCGAGATTGAGTTGCATCTCAATCCGAGGCCTCTCGCGCCAACAACCGATGAACTCTGCACCCGCATCGACACCGCCGCCGACACCGCCCGCGCCCGCGTCGCCGGCGACCCACTGCGCGCTGTTGAATACGACCGCGCCCGCATCGCAGCCGAACAGTTCGCCGCGGCCGGTTACCAGGGCGACGTGCCGCCCATGGTCGCCGCCTGGGCCATCAACGGTCGCACCGCGCGGGAGGCGGCCGATGACATCCTGCACGAAGCCGCCCAGTACACCGCTGCGCTAATCGCCCTGCGCGAAACGCGCCTGGCGGCGAAAGAGCAAGTACGTGCGCTGATGGATGCCGGCGAGGTAGAGCAGGCGCAGCAGGTGGTCGAGCGGACCGTGGCTGCGATCGACGTGGCGGTGGCTGGTGTCGGCAATGCTTAACTAGCGGGAGGCTGGCTACGCAAGGCATCGCGAAACTCTTCCTCGAGCTCTGTACAAACCCACCGGTAGTTGCTTGGAAGGACGCATGCAACCGCTATGAATTCATACTTCGAGAAATGGTCACGTTCGACAAGCGTGAAGAGTTCCATGCGCAACATCTCAGCCGCTGTTCTATCAATATCCTTCAGAGCAGTTAGGGAATAGCCCACAGATAGGATTGCATGGACGAAGCGTGAGTGCTGATTCAGAAAAAGTACGGCTGCATGAGGAGGCTTTTGCCCGTTAAGGAGGCCTTGCCACATTGCTATGTACGTTTGTTTTGGGTCGCCTGGAAGAAGTGAAAGCAGTTCTGCAGATTGACGCCTGAATCCTTCAATCAAAAAAGTTACTTTATCGGAGCTGCTCTTTTTCCAGATTTGATATGCCAGCCCTAGGACCGGCACGATAGTGAAAAGGGGAATGTAAATGTTCGAAAAGAACTGAGAAGCAGCTATCCAGCTCGGCTGAAAGTCCCAATCGACCCAGCGAAAGATGAAAAGACCAATTGGTGTCAAAAGCCCGACTCCTAAAGCTATTAAGCTGGCAAGCGTTCTTCCCGATAATTCCATTTCTTCAGCCCCCAGATATTGCTCAGTCATGTGAAAGGCGGAGTCTATCTCAAGCGCTGTAACACCCCACGCTACACACCCCACCGCGTGCGCCCCTTGCGCGCGCGCGTCACCCTTGAGGCTCACTGATCCGGCAACGCCCGCAGGAGCCGCCCCGCATGTCGACTGAATATCACCACGGCGTCCGCGTCCTCGAAATCAACGAGGGCACGCGCCCCATTCGCACCGTATCCACCGCCATCGTCGGCATGCTCTGCACCGCCAGCGATGCCGATCCCCTGACGTTTCCGCTGAACAAGCCCGTCCTGCTCACCGACGTGCTGACCGCCTCCGGCAAGGCAGGCGAGCAGGGCACCCTGGCGCGCAGCCTGGATGCCATCGCCGACCAGGCCAGCCCCGTCACCGTCGTGGTGCGCGTGGAAGAGGGCGCGGATGAGGCGGAAACCACCTCCAACATCATCGGCGGCGTCACCGCCGGCGGGCAGTACACCGGCATGAAGGCGCTGCTTGCCGCTGAGGCACAGCTGGGCGTCAAGCCGCGCATCCTCGGCGTGCCGGGGCTGGATAACCTGGCCGTCACCACCGAGTTGGCAGCCACCGCCGAGAAACTGCGCGCCTTCGCCTACGCCAACGCGCACAACTGCGAAACGGTGAGCGAGGCCATTGCCTACCGCGACGGCTTCGGCGCCCGCGAGCTGATGCTCATCTGGCCGGACTTCGTCAACTGGGACACCGCCACCAACGCCGACGCCCCAGCCAGCGCCGTCGCCCGCGCCTTGGGCCTGCGCGCCAAGCTCGATCAGCAGGTGGGCTGGCATAAAACCCTGTCCAACGTGCCGGTCAACGGCGTGTCCGGCCTGAACAAAGACATCTACTGGGACCTGCAAAACCCCGCCACCGATGCCGGCCTGCTCAACGCCAACGAGGTCACCACCCTGATCCGCCGCGACGGCTTCCGCTTCTGGGGCTCGCGCACCTGCTCGGCCGACCCGCTGTTCGCCTTCGAGAACTACACCCGCACCGCCCAGGTACTGGCCGACACCATGGCCGAGGCGCACTTCTGGGCGGTGGACAAGCCCATGCACGCCAGCCTGATCCGCGACATCGTCGAGGGCATCAACGCCAAGTTCCGCGAGCTGGTGCGTGGCGGATACCTGATCGGCGGCGAATGCTGGTTCGACCCGGCCGCCAACGACAAGGACACCCTCAAGGCCGGCAAGGCGTTCATCGACTACGACTACACCCCCGTGCCACCGCTTGAAGACCTCACCCTGCGCCAGCGCATCACCGATCGCCACTTGGTCACCTTCGCCGCCGGCATCAAAGCCTGACCCCATTCAACCCGCGCGGCCTCGCCGCGCCGTAGGAGAGCCCAGCCATGGCCCTGCCCAAAAAGCTCAAGAGCATGAACCTGTACAACGATGGCGGCAGCTACGTTGGCCAGAGCAAATCCGTGACGCTGCCGACCCTCAGCCGCAAGCTGGAAGCCTGGCGTGGCGCTGGCATGGATGGCCCGGTGAAAGTCGACCTGGGCCACAGCGATGACGGCATCCAGATCGAATGGACCCTTGGCGGCTGGGACCTGGCCGCCTTGCGCCAGTTTGGCGCCGTACGGGCTGACGGCGTAATGCTGCGCTGGGCCGGTTCGGTACAGCGTGACGACACGGGCGAAGTGACCGCCGTTGAAGTAGTTGTCCGCGGCCGGCACGAAGAGATTGACTTCGGCGATGCCGAGCAGGGCGAAGACACCGAGCACTCGTTCACCACCACCTGCAGCTATTACAAGCTGACCATCGACGGCAACGTCGAGATCGAAATCGACCTGCTGAACTTCATCTTCGTCGTCAACGGCGAAGACCGCCTCGCCGAGCACCGCGCAGCCATCGGCCTGTAACCCCGGCGCCGGCCAGCGCGCCGGCGCTCCTTTCGCAACCCAAGGAGTAACCCCATGAGCAAGACCAGCGAGCCCATCGTCCTCGAGCATGCCATCAAGCGCGGCGAGGGCAAGCCCATCACCGAGATCACCCTGCGCAAGCCGGCCGCCGGCGAGCTGAGGGGCCTCAAGCTCGGCGACCTGATCAACGGCGACGTTAACGCCACCATCCGCCTGGTGCCGCGCATCAGCCAGCCCACCCTGACCGAGCAGGAAGCCGCCGCCCTGGACCCCGCCGACCTGCTGGCCTGCGCGGATGCCGTAGCGGGTTTTTTGCAGAAGAAGGGTGCGGAATCCCCCGCAGCGTAGATGACGTCATGGCGGACATCGCCCTGGTGTTCCACTGGGCGCCGGAGCAGATGAACGCCATGCCCTTGCACGAACTGATGGACTGGCGCGAGCGCGCCCGCGAACGATGGGAACGCACGCATGGCGCGGGATCTAAACCTTAAGGTCAACCTCCAGGCCCTGGACAACGCCACCAAGCCCATGCGCTCGGTGTTCGTCGGTGCCCAGGGCCTGGGCCGATCCCTGCGCGACGCCCGCAGCGACCTCAAGCACCTGCAGGCCCAGCAGAAAGACGTCAGCTCGTTCCGCAACCTCAAGGGCGCGTCGGAGCAAACCGGCGCCGCCATGCAGGCCAACCGCGAGCGCGTCAAGGCGCTGTCTCGCGAGCTGGCCAGCACCAGCACGCCGACCAAGGCACTCACCCGCGATTTTCAGAGCGCGGTCCGCCAGGGCCACGCCCTCAAGCAGAAGCACAACGAACAGCAGCGCGAACTCCAGGGCCTGCGCAGCAAATTGGGCGAGGCGGGCATCAGCACCCGCAACCTCGGCCAGCATGAGCGCGACCTGCGCACCAAGGTCAACCAGACCAACCAGGCGATAGCCGAGCAGGAAGGGCGGCTGAAGAGGCTCACCGCCCAGCACAAACGCCTCGGCCAGGCCAAGGCCGACTACGAACGCACCTCGGCGCTTGCCGGCAGCATGGCCGCCACCGGCGCCGGCGGGCTGGCCACCGGCAGCGGCATTCTCTACGCCGGCGCGCGGATGATGGCGCCGGGGTTGGAATTCGACGCCAGCATGAGCAAGGTGCAGGCCCTGGCGCGGCTCGACAAGAACAGCCCCCAGATGCAGGCCCTGCGCGAACAGGCGCGGCAGCTCGGCGCCAGTACCCAGTTCACCGCCGGCCAGGCAGCAGACGCCCAGGGCTTTCTGGCCATGGCCGGCTTCGATCCGAAATCCATCCAGGCTGCCATGCCCGGCATGCTGGATCTCGCCAAGGCCGGCGACAGTGGCCTGGCGGAAACGGCGGACATTGCCTCCAACATCCTCACCGGCTTTAACCTCTCGGCCAGCGAAACAGGGCGCCTGGGCGACGTGCTGGTCGGCACTTTCACACGGTCGAACACCAACCTGCAGATGCTCGGCGAAACGATGAAATACGCCGCGCCGGTGGCGGCCTCGGTCGGGCAGGACATCGAGACTGTTGCCGCCATGGCCGGCAAGCTGGGTGATGCCGGCATCCAGGGCAGCATGGGCGGTACCGCGCTACGTGCCATCCTCAACCGTCTGTCCGCACCACCCAAGGCAGCGGCCAAGGCGCTGGACACGCTCGGCATCAGCGCAGTGGACGCCCAGGGCAACCTGCGCGACATGCCCACCGTGCTGCAGGAGATCTACGAGAAAACCAAAAACATGGGCGACGCCGAGCGGGCCGGCCTGCTCAAGCACATAGCCGGGGAAGAGGCGGTTGCCGGCATGCAGGTGCTGGTCAAGCAGGCCGGCACGGGTGCCCTGCAGGAGTTCGTCAGCACGCTCAAGGCCACCGAGGGCGAAGCCAGCGCCACCGCCCGCACCATGGCCGACAACCTGCGCGGCGATCTCGATGGCCTCGGCAGCGCCTGGGAAGATCTGGGGATCCAGCTCCAGGAGCAGCAGAACGGCCCCATGCGTGAGATCACCCAGACGCTCACCGGCATCATCGGCGGGGTGAAGGGCTGGATCGCCGAGAACCCCAAGCTGGCCGCCAACATCGTCAAGACCGCCGTCGGCGTCGGCATTCTCATGGCCGGCATGGGCGGGCTCACCCTGGCCATGGCCTCGATCCTCGGCCCGTTCGCGATGGTGCGCTACGGCATGATGCTGTTCGGCATTCAGGGTGGCGGGCTGGCCACTACGCTTTTCAACCTGGGCAAGACGGCCCTGCCGCTGGTGGCCACCGGGCTACGACTGGTCGGCGCCGCGGCAATGGCCAACCCGGTCGGCGTGCTGATCGGCACGCTCGCCCTGGGCGCTGCGCTGATCTATGCCAACTGGAGCCGCGTGGGGCCGTTCTTCCTCGGGCTTTGGACTGAGATCAAAGAGGGCGTCGCCGGTGGCCTGGCCGGCATCGGCGCGCTGCTGCTCAACTTCAGCCCGCTGGGCCTGCTGTATCGCGCATTCGCCGGCGTGATGAGCTACTTCGGCGTGGACCTGCCGAGCAAGTTCAGCGAGTTCGGCGGCAACATCATCCAGGGGCTGATCAGCGGCTTCACCAACATGTTCCCCAACCTGACCGCGGCCATCAGCGGCGCGGCGAGTAGCGTGATCAGCACCTTCAAGGGGCTGCTGGGCATCCATTCGCCGTCCCGCGTGTTCGCCGGGCTCGGTGGCGACACCATGGCCGGCCTCGAGCAGGGCCTTGCCGCTGGGGAGGGCGGGCCGCTGTCGCAACTGGCCGGTACCGCCAAGCGCCTCACCGCCGCCGGCTCGGTGGCCGTGGGCATCGGCGCCGCTGCACCCGGCATGGCCGCTGCTGACCTGCCCTCGATCGACAGCCGCCCGCCGCTGGCCGCCCGGTCGGCGGCGGCAAAAGCCGGTGCACGGCGGGTCGGCAGTAAAGCGGGAAGGTGGCGCAGGCGCATGGCTGCA